CTTGCAATGATAATGTTCGTTAAACATATCCTTAAGTTCATCATAACTCTTAACCTTAAAAATACTTGTCAGATCAAGAACACTATCATAAACTCCCTGATGATCGTCTTCATCTAAACCATTAATTGCTGAAGGCATCGCAAACTTAGATGACACATAAGTAGGGAAGTCGCCTTGCTTTTCAACCTTAACACGGAAGTTAACACCGTTCGGTCCAAGATCAAAAATACGAGGTCCAAGATCAGCTGAATCTTCACCTTCAATTGCTTCCATAATAATATTATGAATTTGTTTACCATATCGAAGAACTTTAACTTTACCATTATTTTCAGGATTTACAGGGTCATTAACAACGTAAACATTTACTAACCACTTTTCTGCTCTAACAATTGCCTTAGCTTTCTCCTTCTCTTCTTCATTACCGGTACGAAGAATCTTATAACGCTCTTCAGCAATAGGATCACGCTCACCAAAGGTTTGCAATGACAATGCACTTGTATATTGACCAGTTGCAAAACTATTCCAACCATGCTGGTAATAATGGAAGAATGTCTTCGAAGGATCTTTACCAAAAGGTAACAAACGTACCGTGTAAGTATTGCCTACCTCAGTCTTAAGGATATCAGCAAAACCGCTTTTATTACTTTCATTATCTGCTGCGAGAGCAGACTTAATACTATCAAACATTGAACTCGTTATACTCATATTTTTATTATAGATTATTATTTTTATTTTTCAACAAAGTTTTTAAAATTATTAATTATTTTTTTTGCTTTACCACTGGAATAGTATTTCGTTCTAATATAATTCAAACGGTTGAAGTTAGAACTATACATATTTTTTATCTCACTATCTACCCTACTAATAGTTTTCTCAAAGTCTTTAAATGAAAATAATATAAATATATTAATATTTCTATTTTTAACATGCTTAAGGAAAACATTATATTGTTCATCACAATGACTAATATAGTTGTTAATACCAATATTTTTATCTTTACAATAATTGTAAATGAACTTAATAGATTCTTGCAACTTTTCTAAAGTCTTTTCATTATCTGGATTATTTAAAAGATAATTATCATTGTATAAAGTATAAGCTTTAATAGCTTTCGGTGTGAGATAAAATTTTAAATCAAAATAGTTTTCGTTATAAACAAAATATGGAGCTTCAAAAAAGTCTTTAATATGTATATGCTCGAACTTTTTGAAAAATCTCGATAATTTATTTACTATAATATAATTTTCATCCGGAAAATTATTAAAATTTTGCCTATACTTTACTGGTTTGTTATTTACTTTTTTACTAACTTCTAAAAAATAGTTATAAATTACTTTTTCAAAATCATTCATCAAAACCTTCAAATTTATTCAAAAATTTAGTAACGTATTTACTTTTTGTAACAGATGGCTCCATTTCAATATATTTTTTTATTGCAGTAAATTCGTTTTCTTCTTCTATTATACTAATGAATATATCACGTAATGCTTTATTTTCAAGTATTTTTAGAAAAACAGTTGCAAAATTCATTTTTTTATCACACATTAAAGCGACAAATGTGCAGTAAGAATAAAAGGATTTACTAAATTCCTCATCTTGTATGCTTTCATATGGTATAAAATGGTTCATTGTATTGGTTTTAAAAACTTAGTAATATTGATTATAGTGTCGTTTAATTTTCCACCGGCGGCGTCATCATGACCACCCCCGTCCATTAATTTATTAGCTAACTTACCCATATCGAGGGTACATTTTACATTCTTCCTCAAATATACATTTTTTGCATTTAAGTTAATCATTAAAACAAAATCAATATCATGTTCTTTAATTATTCTTTCTGCTATTTCATTAGGACTAAAAGTAACAAATACGCCAGCTATTTTATAATTTTTACCACCTAATTTTAATTCACCCACATGTATAGTCTCCTCTTTAAAAAATCTTTCAATTTTATTTTCTATAATTTTTAAAGCATTTTTCTGGAATTCATTAAAACCAAAGAAACCATTACCAAAATCTTTTACAAATTTAGCAACTCTATCTCCCGTATAAGACCAAAATATTTGATTTAATTGTTTACTATATGGTATTTTTAATTGGTAACTATCATAATCGTCTACTATTTTAATTAATAGTTTTTGATTATCTGAAAGATTCTTTTCATTTAGTTTTAATACATCGTGAATTAATTTTGCACAAGATGTATAATCTTTAACTATAGCTTTAGCATTTTTATATAACTGTAATCTTTCAATGTGTTCTGCATGATGATCCAAAACAACTACATTTTTATAATCGACTATTTTTATCTCATCTTCCTGTAAGTTGAGATCACAAACCACTACAACATCATACTCATTAAAATTAAAAAAAGATATATCCTCTAAAAAATTCTTCTCCGTAGTGACTGAATACGAAATATTATCACCAGGATATGCTAGTTTTACACATAAGAAAGAACCAGCTCCATCTAAATCAGCATCTGTAATTACATGAATATTACGCATTTATTTTATTTAGTTCCTCTTTCTAGTTACTCAACACCGATAAAGTATTAGTTAAATCAGACATTTCACTATCTTCATCATCCACATTTAGTGACTCATCTTCAGAGATTGTAAGAGTATCGTAATTAATGCGCATTGCTAAATGACCATAATTAGCACCAAATCTATTCTTCATCATACCCATTTTTACAATACCAAGTTCTTTATCTTCATCATCTTGAAAGATACTAAAAATACAGTCAGCAGTTGCTGCCATACCAATAGATTCAGAAATAGTATCTAATCCAGGATTTTCTTCATCGTAACCAGATCTATTTAACTGAGTAGCTGAAATAATAGGGCAATTAAAAACGTATGTTAAAGCTCTAATACCTTCAGTTACATGCTTAATACGTTCATACGAATTATTACCTAAAGGACTCTTTAACAGATTAAGATAATCTAATACTATAGCATCAACTTCAACCCCTCTATTTTTTAATTCAGTAACATAGCCTTGCACGTTTTGAGGTGTAATAGTACTTGGTGGAAACTCTTTAATTAAAATTTTACTATTAGGAGTTTCTTTACTGTATTGTTTAATCTGGTTTGATAAAGACGGGCCGGCACCTCGTAGTTCTCTCATAGGTATTTTTGCAATATTAGAAGATAATCTTCTTGCGTAAATCATTTCAGGCATTTCAAGACTTATAACAAGTACAGTTTTACCGGATGATGCAATATTACAAGCAATATTACCTAAGAAGATACTCTTACCAACATTAGTTTCACCAGCAAATACATATAATGCTCTACCATTTTCTAAGAAACCACCATCTAACTTATCATCTAACCATTTCCAACCAGTTGATATGGTAGGCTGATCAACATTTAAATCATCTACAACTTTATCAATATTATCAAATAAGTCTAAACCTATATCACTCTTCAGATTAACGTTACAGCTTTTTTCAAAACTATCTAAAATGAAACTCGTATCAACATTACCCTTACTAACATCTTCAGCAACAGATAGCATTGTATTATAAATTGATCTTTCTTTTAAGAATCTTTCTGTATTATTAGTAAGTTCTTCGTCATTAAAGTTCTTATCTATATTAGCAAAATCCTTAACTATTACTTTAAAACTATCTTTTAGTTCATCATTAACAAGATAAGATTTCAATTCAGTTACCGTAGGAATAGTTTGACGTTTAATATAAAAATTCTTTACTAAGGTAAAGATTCTTTTGATATTTTTATCATTGAAATAATCTGGCTTTACATGGTCAATAATTTGAGTAAGATAACTTTCATTAGTCAAACTCTTATAAATTATCACCTTTTCATAGTAATCTAAATCTAATCTTCCTATTTCTTCCATTTCTTAATAAAATATTCTTGTCCTTTATAAAATTCTTCATCAGGATTAGTCAACCCCGGGCTACTATGAATAATTGGTATATCCACAACACCTATTTTAACGTTGTTCCTATTACACTCAAGACAAAAATCTAAATCATAATAATGCCACTTACTAGGGTACGATTCATCAAATCTTACATTTTTAGGCAATTCATTAATATTAATACCAATAAGAACGCCGTCAATGAGTAAACACCTACCAGGGATAGGACCAAAAGAAGTATATGCATATTGCTCTGGTGTCCCGTGAGCCACGCACCCTCTTTGTTCTTCACGTTTGGACATAAGATGCCATAAAGCAGGATTACCAACCTTGCAGGCTGTTGCACCAGCAAGCCCAAAAACTGTAAAATCTTTTGAATATTTTGTAATACGATCAATAAAGTCATTTGTGTTAATATAGACATCATCATGTATAAACACAGCAATATCAACACTGTTCCGTCTAGCATCGTCCAAAAAAGAGTTATAGCATTTCTGCAAACTCTCTTTATTTTTTTCTTTATAGAAAATAGGTACATCATAGTAGTTAATACTTAATGATTTATATAAAGCGCAATCTTCTTTTTTACCTTTTGTAGTGGTATAAATTTTTATTTTACTCATATTCTTTTCTATCATCCATTTCCGGTTTATTATCTCTATTCCATATCATACCCATGATATTCCATAAAGCTGCTCCAAGATGATCCTCAGTAGTGTCACCAGTAAAATCCTGCATTAAATGTCTCATAGTACTATCATATAAAACAGAATGTTTCATCCCTTTTTTCCAATTATTTTCCCCGTAAGTTTCAGCACCTTGAAGATATCTCATCATAACATCATTCAAAGCTTTATGCGGTACTAGACTCATTCGTAATTTACCTTCACCGCTATCACGTTGAGCACCGGTTTCAAACTGTCGTGTAGATCCTGTTCTTTTTAAATTATCCATCAATTATATTATAGATAGGTTCCTTATAAATTATATCCTGCGAATTGAAATCATTTTCAACAATTTCATAATTTTCCCCTAACCATTTTTTAAAGAAACTAAAACCAGGACTTCTTACATCAGAATTAACATAGTAGTATTTTACATTATCTCTATGCTTGAAAATTGCATTTTTTATTAGTAGTTTAGCAATACCCATATTTCTAGACTTTTTATCAGTGACTATAAAATATGTCTTTAATGTATCTTCATATTTATCATTAACTGTATAAGCATGTAAACCTAAAACTTTACCCGCTTCATCAGTACATACTTCAATAGGAAATTTATTCCAATAATCTCTACCAGACCATACATGCCCGAATGTATTCATAATAAATGAATCAGTATTATCATAAACAAATTTGATAAATCTTAATTTATCTAACTCATTCATATCGTTTATTGTTGCATAATTTAAGTTCATAAAGTTAAAAATGGTGATTGTGTTTTAAATTCGTCTTTTTTTATTAAACCGTCGTGGGATAATTTATATAAAACCCCCTCTTTTACTTGCCTATAACCTTTACCTTTTATAGATGATATATTATTTCCTTTATAAAACAGTGTACTACCTTGTCTTGCTATATATAAATTTTTTGTTTTTGAATTCATTATCCATAATGCAAAGGTACCCTCTAAAAGCTCTAATGTTTGTACTATATTAGATATTTCATCTATTTCACCTTTTGAAGGACCTAAAATAGAATCATTTTCATATAATAAAGCTGGTATTACACTGCTATCAACACCACAATCATGTTTTGGTAAAAATTTTTCTTTCAATTCATGATAATTAGTTAAAACTCCATTATGAGCAACTACCCAATCACCATATTCAAAAGGATGACTTGTTTTTTCGAACCATTTCCTACCAGTTTCTGTCGGTGCTAAGTTATGTCCTAAATATAACCACCCCTTTTCAACAGGTAATTTCGTTTCATTCCAGTTAGCTCCTCCTTCAATTCGTAAAATATTATGCCTTTTACCATTTGTAAAAAGTATACCCGTTGAAAAATTGCCTCTTTCTTTATTAGCTTCACCTAAAACTTCAAAAGTAGATAAATCATCCGAACAAAATATTCCGCACATAACTTATTATAGTATAAAATAGAAAGAGATCAATAAATAATATTATGAGCTTTAACAACTGGGTAAACAAACAAATTATAACAGAAGATACTTCTCAATATATTGTAGAAGCAAGAGGTAAAAAGATAGCAGATCCATTAAGAGCAAAATTAATGGGAATGGAAGATATTAGAGCATTAAAAGGTACGATGACACCAAGATATTTTGCCACTAAAGTTATTAGATATTTACAAAAAGAAAACCCAGAATTAGATATTGCAGAATTATCTGATGAAGATATACAACAAGCAATTAACGTTGTTGCTCAAGTATCAAAACCATTAGCACAAAAACCAGAAGTTAAAATAACAACAAGAAAAAGAGGTGCAGCTGAAGGTGGTTTAAAAAGAGGCGATACAGGTTTTGAAACACTTAAATTAAATCTTGGTGATGACGCTGTATTAAAATCAGAAGGCGAAGTTGGTGAAAATGATCTTTATACAGTTGTTAAAGATGGTCTAAAATATAGAGTTACACTTAATAAATTTAAAGGTCAAAAACTTAATTTAGATGATATTTCTCAAGATGATGTTGTTTCAGTTGTTGTTGTAAAACCAAGTGAAATGGAAACAGTTGATAAATTTGCTGGGGAAATAGAATTAGGTCAAAGAGAAAAGTTAGTAGCTGATTATCCTGAAGGTGAAGAAGAAACAATGGATATGGATGATGTTATTGATGCAGTTAAAAAAATGAGTTTTGATAAAAATAAGTTAACAGCTGATAGATATGGTCGTAAACATGGTATTTCACAAGAAGGTGATTTAGAAGATTACGAACTTGAGGATAGAAGAATGAGAATGGATTTTCCAATAGACCCAAGTGAAGAAATTGGTCCTGAAGATGCAGAATGTCCTTATAGTGATGAAGAAATTGATACTGAAAAATCTGATTTAGACAAAGATGGTGAAATTTCTGAATATGAAAGAAAAAGAGGTGAAGCTATTGCTAAAGCAATGAAAAAGGAAAAAGAGAGAGCTGGTCAAGCTCACTCTAAAGCAGTTGCAGATCATTATGATGATGAGGAAGATGAAGAAGTAGAAGTAGCTTTAACTCAACAACAAATAAATGCTAATTTAATTCAGCAATATAGAGAAAGAATGCAGCGTAATTACGCTACAGATAGAAGACATGGTTTAGGTTACTAATGAATTTTAATCATTTATCTGAAATGGTTGCTAGTGTAGATTTTCCTAGCACCATTCAACCTGAAATGCCCGGTTTAGATGATCTTTATAATAAAATTACATTAGTAGGCGATCTTAAAGAATATAATACAAAGCAGCTTTTTGCTTTAAAAAAATATGCAAAAGATCAATTACCTGGTAAAACTGATGCCGAAATAAATGAATTTATGACAAAAGCATTAATGAACCCTAAGTACCATAAAGCACTTAGGGTTTTTATAGCTCATAATAATCCAGAGCTTTTTAAGTATCTAAAATAGACTTACAATTATTCTTTTTATACACTGCTTCTAATTTATCTTGTTGTTTATATTCTAAAGGATCACGGTACCCAGCATCTATAAAACCTTTAAGTCTTAATGAACTGCTTGCACTTTCAGCATCACAAGGATACTCTCCAGAATAACAAGTATATGTATCTGTATAATTAACACCAAGCTCCACTCCTTTAAGGACAATCTCCTTTTTAGACATTTCTAAAAGTGGTGCTTTAACTCTTATAGTAACATCTCTATTTAGCATGCAAATTTTATTAAGTCTATCAACAAATTGTACTGAACCATCCCAATAACCTGCTAAACTATCTGCTTCAGCTGCGCCATACCAAACTTCTTCTGCTTGCATCTTTTCAGCGTAAGAAAGAAGTATACTCAAAAACATTAAGTTCCGATATGGTACATATGATCTTGGTTGAGCTTCACCCATAACTTCATTTACATTAGGTGTTTCAATTTCATTATTAGTTAACGAAGATGTATCTGCAATATCCTTAATATACTTTACATCTAATACCTTATTAGTAAAAGTTACGTTAGGGTAATCTAACTTAGCATTTAACAATTGCTTTTCAGCAGCAACTAATTCACGACTATGTCTTTGACCATAATCAAATGTTACTGTATGGACTTCTTTAAATTCTTCTGCAGCTTTATATAAAAGAACTGCAGAGTCCATTCCACCACTTAATGTTACAATAATTTTATTCTTCATTTTCGTCAACTTCATCTGGGATAATTTCTTCTTCATTTGTTTTATTACTATATTTCCATTCCTGTTTAATCTTTTCTTCAATAACAGGTATAATAGTATTATCCCACAGTTCCGTATCATCTTTCCATTTAGAATAATATCCAAGCTTTTTACCATCAGGTAGTTGGTATGTCGATCCTGTTTGAATAACTGCTCCAAGCCCAACAGCTAAATCTAATAGACCATAATACTTGTTAAGACCCTTATCGAATGATAAGTACATTTCACCTTCTAAATACTGCTTAACAAAACGATTCTTTACTGTCAATGCTCTTAGAATTACACCTGAATAATTCTTTTGACCGACAGCTAATTTACCATCTGTATTTTTATCTTCTTTAACTGGCTTACGAGCTAACTGAATAGTTACTGAAGGTAGATAAACTGTTGCAGTACCTCCTGGCATTGCTTTTACAAGTGATGGAAATAATGCTGCAGGATCTTCGTAAATATGATTCGTAGCAAGGATAGTCGTCTTAGTTAATCCTGAAAGCTGGGTACAAGTTCTAAGTAAAGATTTCATAGCTTTAGCTCTACTACCCATATCAGCACTAACATTATTTTTATCCATACGATTAATTTGCAATTGACTTTCCATATTTCCTAATGAATCAATTGCAATAATAAACTTACCTTCTTGACCTTTTTCCTTAACCTTAGTTAGAAAATCATAAATTGTATTACGACATTCTTCAATACTAAAAACAGGGACATATTTTACTTTACTTACATCTAAACCTAAAGCTTCAGCACCATCTTTATCAATAGCATTTTCACTATCAAAAATAACAGGAATTAAACCTTCTTTTTGCGCATTAGCTAAGATCTTCTGTAATATAAAAGACTTACCAGTCATACTCGGACCAGCTAAAAGAGTCATTCTATTTTTAGGAATACCTCCAAAAAGTGAACCAGAAACAATACCGTTAAGTACCATCGAACCGGTATCTAACCAACCATCTACATTACTAATAGCACTTTCATTTAAGAAAGATGCGTAAGGATTGGATTTATCTATAACAGATAAAATATCATCAATTTCTTTACTCATATATTAATTATATGAACTAATTAAATTTATTCAAGAAAAAACCTCAAAGTTAATACAATGAGGTTTTGAAAAATATTTTATATATATTTACTCGTCAAAAAGTTTAATTACTTCTTCACCACCACCATTAATTTGATTATTATCAGCAGCAACTAGTTGTGGATTAACAATACGGCTATATTGATCCACAATACGTGGTTCAATTTCAAAATTATCACCAAGAGCAATGCTTGACTTAGAGTATGTAAAGAAATTAGCACGACCTGTTTCACCAGATTCTACAACGAATTCCTGGAAGAAAATAGGGAATAATTGAACAGCCATTTGACCATTTTGTTGCTGGTTAACAACAATCATGACAGGATTCTTAACTGTAATAGAATCCTGTGTTTCACCTTGAACAACACCAAAAATTGCGCGTCCAGCGTTATCAATAAACGTAGTATAATTTGTATCAGACATATTATTATTTTAATATATAAAAACTATAATTCAACTAAGTAAATCAAAAAGATCGCATTGAACTGCAGCACCAGGTTGTTTTGGTGTCCAATTTACATTATCGTAAAATCTTTCAATTACAGCATATAAGTTCTTTTCAAACATCTTATCTACATCAGCATGGAAGATCTTTTTAAATTCTTCAGGATAGTAATATTTGTATGCAATAGATGAAAGATTATATGGATTAGGTTGCTGTACATAAAAATATCTAACCTTATCACCTGAACTAATAGTTTCATACTTATTTTCTATACCAAGTTTTTTTAGAATCATATTATGATAATATGCTGCTTTTGCATGAATAGGCATTCCTTTAGCAGTCTTCCAACCATCACATTGTGCAGCATACTTTTCATACCCTTTTAATCCGGATACAAAGGTAATATCTTCTACAGGTAAATCTTTGAATATCTTATATGTTGCATCCAATGCTTTATTCGTTTCAGAAATACTCTGCGTTTTAAGCATAGTTTCAATAATATTTTTTACATGAGGTTTAATAGCATCAGGCATCGTACTTCTTACAACTTCAACCCCAGTATACTTATACTTATCCATTGGTATACCTTCATCATCTAAAACATGAATAACATAACGTTTTTTCTGCAAGAATATACCAACATCAGCAATCATCTCACGTTTAAATACAAATCTACAATCTTTACTATTAAGAGCTTTAGCACCCCAGACTTTAATCTCATCATTCAAAAAGTCTTCAATATTTTGTACTTCATCATAAAACTCTTTCGTTAATTTACCTGATTCATCTGTAAAAGTTAATCCATTATCAATAAGAGGTTTTACTGAGATATATGAACTATCTGTATCATTATATACGACAATTGAATTAAGCGTCTTTTCATCATCAATACCAGTTTTTTGTTTGATGTACTTTTTAAGCAATTCATTAGAAGTTTTAATTACGGACTGGCCAGTAAGGGTAATTGAAGATGCTATATCATCATCACCAAACGGAGCATTTTTATTACCGAAATAACCATAAATTGAGTTAATAAAAACTTTAATACACAATTGCTTAGCATCAAGCTGATCAATAATAAATTTTAATTTTTGTGTTTTATTCTTAGAATATTCTTGTCTATACTTTTGAAGTTCTTTTTTGATTTCTACACGCTTACCATAATAGTAATCCAAAATTTCAGGCATAACACCTTTACGTTTTTGAGTAAATAAAACATTTGCTTTACTAATTGCAATTTCTTCTTTCTTACAAAACTCAACAAATTTTTGATGACTTATATTAAACACTTGACCATTTACATGCCTTATAACAATATCAGTATTATTTTTATCCTCAATCTTACCAACTTTCGTCTCAGGGCTCATATTAAGTGATATCATCACGTTCGGGTATAGTGAATTGGCATCAAAAGAAATAATATTTTCCTGAAAGCCTTTAAGAGGTTCACCTACATAAGCACCAGGATTTTTACCCGTATCTTCATTACGTATAAACGATGGTACAAATTGATTACGTTGTCTAGCTCTAACTGCAGTAGCACCATTAATAACAGATAATGAACCCATAGCAGCTTCAAACGAAGTTAAACCAACGTAAGCTAACATCTTAATAAGTTCAGTATACTTAAGTTTATCTTCAAGTTTAGTAAGCAGTCTAACGTCTTGAATATTATATTCAACAAATGTTTGCCAATCATTATCTGCCAAGGTAGCAAGATTCATATTACCAAAATCGACTTTTTTCTCACCTAACTCAGCTTCACCGATAGCATCAAGTTTATAACTTTCTTTTATACCTACTGAGAATCGTTTATACACATCAAGATAGTCAATCAATGATACACCTTCAACATACCAACGCATTTGTTCTTGACCGAATTGACCTCTGATACTTCTACTATAAACCTTACCAGAGGGTGATAATCTATTAGTCCATTCTTCACCAAGTATTCTCGTACAACGATTTAAGATGTACGGTAAGTCGAAAAACTCACTATTCCAACCTGACATAATATCCGGATAATCAGTTTCTACATACTCAACAAACTTTTGAAATAACTCTCTTTCAGATGCACATTTAATATAAGTTACATCATCATCTTTATTCTCAAAATCTTTTAAACCAAAAGTATAATAATGCCTGTTAAGAGAATCAAAAACAGTAATAACATTTACAGTATGTGTAGGGTTTGAAGGTTGAGGAAACTCATCCGGAGAATAAGTCTCGATATCTAAAAATAATACTTTAATCGGGTTCTGACTGAATTCAGGCTTTTCATTTACCTGCCAAAATGTATCAATTAGATATTGCTGCGTTGCAGGGTGATTTTCAAATACTCTTTTTATACCTGTATCTTTAATGTACTTATATCTATCATACTGAGTTCTAAAACTCTTCTTCACCAACTTTGTACCATAGATAGATTCGAAGTCACCTTTACCTTCAACCATTACATAAGGGTCGTAAGATGTAGTTACTTTGATTCTTTTACCATCTTTATCCCATGTAAAAAGATTAATACATCTTTCACGGGGATCATAGTATATATTACGATAACTCACATTACTATTATAGCAACGTTCCTAATTATATCTACTTAAATTTACCCGTCTTGGGTCACCCACAGAATATTGATACAATTCAAGATAACAATCGATATTTTTATCATCTTCTAACCAGCGTGTTTCAGCATATTGTCTTGCTTTTTTGCAAATAGCTTTATAACGTTTTCTATCTTGTAAAGTTTTATCAATTTGATCTACCATTTCATCACCAGTTTTAAATTTGATAGGTGCGTTTTCATAAGTGCACATGTCTTGACAAGCAATAGGTAAACCTAATGCAGATGCTTCAATATATTTTAAATCTGATTTTGAACGATTAAAAATATTATCCTGCAAAGGAGCAACTAACATATTAACATTCAGGTCATATAAACCTTGCCCATATTCATACAATCTCTTCCATGGGTGGAATTCAACTTTACCAGAACGTACTAAATCTATTATCGGTAAAGGGTGAGCCCCTAAAAATACCCACTGATATTTATCTACTGTTTTTCTGATAATATCATTGACATGGTGAAAATCGTCTTTAAATTTAACTCTTTGTTCTACATCAAAATGAGCTCCGGAGCCGGCATATAAAATTCTTGGCTTCTTTTTATTACGATCATAACTTTCCATTGTTCTGTTAGCATCATAAAATCTATCTAACCAAAATTTTGGCATAAAGTTAGGAATTACTGTTACGTTATTATTACCAGTTTTTTCACGATAATAATCTCTCATAAACGGACATGTCACAGTAATTTCATCGCACATTGCCATCATTTCCTGTGCTGATTTTCTTATAGCAGGATCAGTGAATGCTGTTTTATATTTGTTATAATCGGGGATATCTTCTGCAAAACAAATATCATCGATTTCATAAATTAATCTAAAGTTATTTTGATTTGCTAATTGTCTTAAAAATTTAACAAATTCTAATTGTTGGGGTGTTGCTTGTCTTTGTATTCTCACCCCTTTTGTTTGTATATAATATCTTGGATCAGCGTTCATTACTGTAGTACCATGAACAACGGCTTTATTATGCGCGTTTAATACCTGCTCTGGCCATATCATTCTCCAATGACCACAACCAGAATAATCAGCATAATAATTCATAAAGCGAGGAAGTTCCTGCTCCGGTGGTTTCGGTGGTTCTGGCTTTTGTTGTTGAGCCTGAGCATTATTAAATGGAGTTTGCTGAAAGGGTTTCTGCTGAAACGGTAAGTTACCTTGTACGAACATAATATTAATTAATCCACAAAATTTATTCTTCTAGTTATACCATTGTGTTTTTCTAAGAAAATAACGTCTCCGTTAGCAGATTTAATACTTTCTTTGCGATGACTAATAACCATTACACATTCGTTATATTTTTCAACACGTTCATTTAAAATTTCTAATACCAAGTCAACACCTTTTTCATCTAAGCTACTATCAAACAATTCATCATAAAAGCTAATATTATAATAAACATCACCTTGTGCTTTTCTCATATCCATAAAGGAAAATAAACATGCTAAGTCAATTGCTTTTCTTTCTGCTCCAGAAAAGTTATTATAAAGGCAAATCTTACCCTTTTCGTTTACTATCTCTTCTTCAAAATATTCGTTAAAAACACATACACAATTACTATCTAGCTTTTTAAGGAAATAAGTTAACTTACTATTGAAGTGTGATAAAATCTTTTTAACAATAAAACTCTTAACACCTTCTTCACTAACTACAAACTTAACAACGTCCATCAAGTTAATAACCTTTTTTAGTGAGTCAATTTCTTGCTTTATTTCATTAACTTTATTTGTTGTCTCTTCAACTAAACCATCAAACGAATTAGTTTCATTTTTAATATTTTCTATATCAATTTTATATTGATTTATAGTATTTTCAATTTCAGATATATTACGTTCTAGATAAGAAATATTACCTTTTTGGTTTTCAAGTTCGTTATATTTTTGATCAACTTTAATTTTAGCATCACCGTAATTTTTAAGATCTTCACTTATATCATCGTATATTGCTTTATTATCTTTTATAATTTTTACAATATCTTTTATAATATTTTCATATTTTTGTTTTTCAGATTCAATTAAATCTTTATCGTGATCCTCTAGAGGTCTCAAACATACAGGACAAGTAGCTTCCTCAGTACCAATTTTTTGAAGTATATTTTTATTAGCATTTAGATCTGTTTTATTTTGAATCATTTTTTCATAAACTTGCTTTTTATCTTTTTCAAGTTCAACTATTTCATCTAACAATTCTTTAGATTTATCTAGATAAGGTTTAGTATCGATAGATTCCACCTTTTCCTTTTCGTCTTTATATTCTTTCAAATCGTTTTCTTTGAAAGATATTTGATCTTCTATCCTTTTAATTCTTTCATTTTTATTATTTTGAAAATTTTCTACTTGTTGTTTTTGAGAATTAAGATGATTATTAGTTTCTTCCAATCTTGTTATTTCAATATCAAAGTTGCGTTTTACTTCATTATA